GTACCAAATGCGACATTGTAGATAGTGTACCATCAGAAACAGTAAAATGGAGAATTACAAACACTGGAACTGCATGCCGTTCATGTAGTGGCATCAATTCGGGTTCACTAAAACAGCAAGGTCTACATAGTTTTATTAAATCCTTGGGTGTTGAAACAATTACAAATTACAAACTAGCCAACAACCGGCAAGTAGATGTGTACTGTCCCGTTTTTCAAATAGGATTTGAATTTGACGGATTATATTGGCACAATGATCTTAGATTAGAAAAAACCTACCACCTAGACAAGACTCACGCAGCAGCATCCCAAGGCATACGGCTCATACATGTATTCGAAGATGAGTGGGATTTCAAAAGGCCCATCGTAGAAAGTCGAATAAAACACTTACTGGGCATTTCTAGTAAATCTATCTTTGCCAGAAAATGCAAAATTGGATCAGTAGATAAAGCTACAGAAAAAGCTTTCATGGAGCAAAATCACATACAAGGCCATGCTAAATCGTCAGTAGCATATGGACTGTATTACAACAATGAGTTAGTATCAGTTATGACATTCAGCAAGCCCAGTAAAGCCAAAGGTCAAAAGAATATCCCAGGACACTGGGAACTGCTAAGATTTTGTTCGGTGTTAGACACACACGTGGTGGGAGGTGCTGGCAAATTGCTGGCACATTTTGTCAAGCACCACGAACCAGTACAAATACTGTCATTTGCAGATTCCAGATGGTCCATTGGCACCTTATACAAATCACTGGGATTCATTGAAAATACCCACACTGCGATTAACTATTGGTATGTCAAAGGCGAACGGCGGTATCATCGTTATGCGCTAAGAAAAAGTTCTAGTGATAATCAATGCTTAACTGAATATCAGAATAGACTCAATCAAGGATACTTGCGTATCTGGGATTGCGGTAGTAGTAAATGGATATGGAACCCATGAAAAAAGCCCCCGATGGGGCTTTTTGTTGCCGTAAACATTGCTTACAACCCAGCTGCAATAGAACCAGTTTTCTTAATTCTTAAAGGAATGTAAATAAATTCCACTGCCTTAACGGGTTCTATAGCAATATCCAACCACAGTTCCGATCTGTCAATACGTGCTGGTGTATTATTCGTCGTATCGCAAACTGTTACGAAATCATATAACGCACGCTGGCCCACCAATTCCAACATCAAGCTGTCAGCTGCTGCTTTAATTTCTCTACGAGTCTGTTCATCATTTGGTTCAAACAAGAACGGTCTAGCCAAAATACTTAGTTGACGTCTCAAATATGCAACTAAACGTGCCACGTTGATTCTGTCAAGTGAGCTTGAAGACCTAGAGCGTGTCATTTGACCAAAGTTAACAATACCAACGCCCGGGATTGTAGCGATTGGGTTGATTTTAACCGTTGGGCTTTGTAAAACTGAGCGCAAACTTTCATAAATTGCAGCAGTTTTAAATTCACCACTGTTAGCGTCAATGTATCCCACGCTAGTTACGTTATCCACACCACCACGGCGTATTCCAGCTGGAGCAAACCATTGATAACTCTTGGCATCACTATTGATAATAGTGCGCAGCATCATATGACTTGGTGGCACCACAATGTTGTTGCCCAAGTTATCAGTAGTATAACCACTTGGGTAGAACATTGCCATGCAGCCATAGTCATCAAAACTCACTGCTCCACTTTCACCGTTGTCAAATGCTAATCCTGCATTAGTTCCCCAGTTATTCAATGCTGTACCGTTTGCTGGCAAGCGGAATGGTGTATCCCCAACCACAAAACCAGTGTAACCACGGTCAGCATTTAGAGTAATCATATTTTGGATTACCTCTGGGTACCCTGGAGTCGCCAATAAGTTAAACACTAACGTATCAGTGTCACGCACTGCTTGGTTGGTATCAATTAAACTCTTCAGTGATTCTACAACAAAGCCACGTTGAGCAAAACGTCCAAATTTTCCACTGCCATCTTCATTGCGCGTAGACTGGCTCACCCAACGGCCAGTAACATAGTTATCCATCGATTGGTTGTCGTATCTGATGTTTAGACCGTTGTTAGCGTTTATATTGATGTAACCAGCAATGTACTTTTTAACATTGTTACCCGATCTACGTGTATTCCAAAGTTTCATGCCACGTGGATATAGAGCGGGATCTGGTGCATCTGGGTCTACATAGTTACTTGTTAACAGAGACTTTATGCTGCTAGGATTTGACGACCCACCAGTAGTGGCCCATCTTGCATCAGCAAATAACCACCCGTCAGGAGTGTCTTGATCTGAAACATCTTGTAGTATCCATTTTCCGCTACTATAGACGTAAATTTCTTTACCATAGTTGTCAGGGTTCGCAGTGCTGATCCAAATATCCCCGTCCACTGGATCGTTACCGTCGGATCTTGATCCCATGCCAGGCTCTAGTGCTGCTACGATTGGACCAGCAGGGTCAGTTGCTGGATAAACGGTTCTGTAACCTTTCCAGGAAACCCCGTCATGGACCATGATATCAACGTCACTCACTGACGTATCGAACCAAAGTTGTCCGTTGTCGGGGCTATTGGTTGGTTCAGTTGAAGATGCCACTATGTCAAGCGGTTTCCAATTTGATGCCAGGAATGCGAACCCGTCGCCTGTGGGTGCTACATATAAATTCTTAGAAATAATCTCGTTCTGTGTAGACACGAGGCCAACGGTCACAAGTGTGACGTTGCTACCATTGTCACTCAGCTCAAAATCGCCACCCAAGTTGTGATATATGGAAAAAGCGCCAGTAACTGAATCATATGATGCTTTAACGTTGACTAGTGCTGGGCTATTATTAATAGCTGCTGCAACTGTTTGTGCATATGGAACTCCAACTTGGAAATCCACATTAATGTTACGTATTGAACTCCATCCCCCACCAGCCAAGGTCTCTTTAATGGATAAAACATACCCAGCGCTAAAAGTGGAATTAATAGTAGTTATTGAAGAAACTACAGTTTTTCCGCTTGAAGCACGACGCCATACTTTGAAATTTACTGTGCTATTTTGATTTTCAGTATTAGCATCAACGAATAAAGTCCCAACTGGTATATTAACACCACCGCCAGTGTAGTCGTATTTTAACAATGCTTCAGCAGTGCTTGCATAGATAGGAGCTGGTAGTGTAGACCAACTCTTGGTACTAGCATTATAATTTTTCACTTCCCAACTAGCGCCTTTGGCTTGTGGGGTGGATTTTAGCCAAACACTGCCGTTTGGTGTAGATGCGTTCCAAGTTGGGTAGCTAGTATGTGGTGCAACTACTACAGTTTTATTAGTGTCAAATCCGTTTTGTACTGAAATCCAAGTACCTGAAGAATTTTTATACCAAAGTTTTGCAACACTGCTTTGGTCAAACACGATAGCATAATCGCCTAAGCTACCAAACGTTGTTTTAGGAACTGCTACATTGGATTCAACTACCACGTTTGCGTCAAAATTACTTGAGTCAATAATCAACGGGAGTTTGTTTGTGAACTTTAGAGTAGTGCTGTTCCACTCATATATACCGTATAGCGAATTGCTAGTGTTCATCCAGTAGGTGTTGGAAACTGGTGTGCCAGAGGGTACAGATGAACTACCTGCTAATTGTGCTAAATCTATATCTGCTCTAACAACATATGCTCTAGAAGTGGCACCCAGCAAACTGTAAGCTGCTTGCAGTCCATACTCATTTAATTCATATCCATGCTTTGAATTTCCACTGGCGTCGGTATAAAATGTTGGTGTGCCAAAAGTGTCAGTCAAATCTCTCTGACTTGTAATTACCCAAACTTTTCCAGCATTGGCTGCAGTAGTACCTTGTGCAGTACCAGTTGCAGATGCATTGCTTTTGTCCTGAGCCGTGGCAATAAAAATAATTGGCACAGTACCTGGGGCCGCTGGGGTGTAAAAACTTTCATCAATGACCTGTACTTGTACGCCTGGTGAACCTAATGTAGCCATTTATATATCTCCTTAATGGTTTACTTTATCGTATTTAGTAAGCTTTTTAAAAAAAGGCAAGTTAAATAGTACTGAAAAGGGTACAAAAAGGGCTCTATGATACGAAATTTATGCAAAAGCTGTGGTTCTAGGCCAGTTGCAATTAACTATCACAAAGGTGATCGAGTATATTATAGATCAAAATGTGATCATTGCACGAAAAATCGAAAAAACGAAAGGCCCAAATGGGCCTCTGCAGGATACAAGAAAAAAGAAACTTGCGACCGTTGTGGATTTACTAGCAAATATTCAGAACAATTTGAAGTGTTTTACATGGACGGTAACCCAAATAATTGTAGCTATATGAATCTCAAAACAGTATGCGCTAACTGTCAATGCATTTTATATAAACTCAAGCTGCCTTGGCGGCAAGGTGATCTGACTCCAGATTTTTAAGAATTCCACCAATTTGGTCGAATAAATCGTCGACTGTGCCGTTATTGTCTACAGTGTAATCAATGCTACCACCAGCCCAGGAATATTCACTTGGATGAATGCCAATACGTTTTAAATGCTCTTTGCTTAGACTCCAGGATATATTGCCAACTGGCCCTCGGTTGACTGATTCTGCGGCAGTTAGCCACTCAGGGTCGGGCCCGCGTTTAATTCGAATCACAATACCTCCGGCACGATGTATTGCAGCAATTTCATTTTGGAATCTTACGTCACTAATAACGACATTATCGGTGGTTTTTCTTAACTTATTTTCTAAACTAGCAATCCAGATATCGTCATGGAATCCAGTTCTACAAACTTCAGTACCCCAATATTGAAGTACAAATCTAGGAGTTAGCATGGGCATATTAAGACGATTTGCCCACCAAGTATCGACTTGGTCTCTCCATTCACGACTTTCTTTAGTGCGTCCTTCTAGTAGAATGCGATCCCAACCAAAAATATGTGCTATGGCATCTTTTAGAGTGCTAGCAAAGCTGTCTCGCCGAAACCCGTGATTATTAACTAAAAAATCTGCGGCAGTATCCTTGCCAGCGCCTATTTGACCAATGAATCCAACTATCACAGTGTAATACCTTTCTTAAGATATTTTACTATATAACAGTTTTATTACAATGTCAAGATTTTATCCAACTATAAACCAGCTGGGTGTTCCACCTTCTTTATAGTTAATTAAATCTTGTTCAAGGGCATCAATTTCAGCTTTGCCTTCTGCTTTGAGTGCGCTACCGTTTAAACTAGTACCGCCTTGTGGACTCGCTATAGTTTGAAATTTTTCTCTTGCTTCACCCAAGATAATTTTAGCGCTTGCTAGCGCATAATCACGAATCCAAGATCCAGCAAATGTGTCTGACATAAGATTAAAGTCTGGTCGATGATTATCGATCCAGATCAAGACTTCTTCTTCAGTTCTGGGCCTCTGGTCAATTGTGAGCAGCTTGGTTGTTTTATTGAAAATAAAATTTATTTCACTACCAAACATTTTACCGACTAGCTTTTGATAACTTGCAAATGCGTAATAGGTAGCAAGTCCACCCATGTTTGTGCTTGTTAACAAGTATGTATTACTGTAGGCCAAGTTAAATGGTTCAAACAAGCTGCCACCGTCACCACCGCCCGTTCTAGAACCAATACTTCTCCTGTAAATTCTGCGAACATTTTCAACTTCTGGTGCTAATACGTAGTCGTTTTGATCAACTTGCAGTGTTATAAATGCAAAACTTTGCTCAACGCTATTTGAACTACGTTGACGGAACTTTCTCAACGCTCGGTCGATTGCAATGTTATAATCAACAGGATTTAACTCGACGTCAATTAAATTTCCGCCCAGCATGGTTCTAATGTATTCAACAATTTGTTGGCGTTGGTTTTCAGAATCAGTCATATAATTATTTATGCTAAATAATTGTATTATGGCAAAACTGAGTCTTTATCGTCCAGAAAAGGGCAATGATTTTAAATTTCTAGATAAAACCATTGGGGAGCAATTCCAAGTTGGTGGCACTGATATCTTTATACACAAGTACCTAGGACCAGTTAATCCGCAATCTGGTGAATCGTCTCCCGGACTACCAATACAATCAAACCCCATCCCAGAGTTGGGCATACAGGACTTAATTTTAATGGAAAACAGGGATCGGCATTATGATCCTGATGTCTATAGCATACGTGGTATATATGATATGCAAGACATTGACTTCAATTTGAGCCAATTTGGTCTATTTTTACAAAATGATACCATATTCGTGATGTTTCACTTAAAAACTTGTGTGGAGTCGTTGGGTAGAAAGATTATGGCCGGTGATGTATTTGAATTACCACACTTAAAAGACGAGTACGCACTAGATGATAGCTTAGTTGCATTAAAACGATTCTACGTAGTTCAAGACGTCACTAGACCTGCTCGAGGATACAGTCAGACTTGGTACCCCCACTTAATTAGGGCAAAGTGTGTGCCACTAGTTGACACGCAAGAATACAAAGAGATTTTGGATGCTGACAGTGGAGCAGGAGATGGTAGCACGTTAAGAGATTTAATGTCAATGTACCAGACTGCAATAAGTGTAAACGATCAAATCATTGCACAAGCTGAAGAAGATGCTACATTGAGTGGATATGATACGCAACATTTATATACAGTTCCCATGCTAGATGGACTGGTTGATTTAAAAGAGGTTAACGGTGGAATGGTACTACAAACACCGACCTCAAACTACTATGTTGGATACCTAACTGGAGATGGAATACCACCCAACGGGCACCCTTTTGGATCTGGAATTGTCTTCCCCAACTCCCCAACTGAAGGTCAATATTTCTTACGAACTGATTACTTGCCCAATAGACTTTTTAGATTTAGTGGATCTTCTTGGATCAAATACGAAGATAACGTGAGAATGACTCTCAATAATTTTGGCACAGATGATGTCACTCAAGGCACTTTTGCTGGCAAAATGGTGAGAAAGACGCAAAAAACCAGTTTTATTAATAACACCAATACTGCTACTATTGCGGGTGCCGTTGTAGAAGAACGTCAAATGTTGAGTAAAGTGTTGCGACCAAAAGCAGATAATTAACAATAGGATTTCAAGATGGATTTTTGGTATGATGGGCAGCTAAAACGCTACCTTACTCAATTTATACGAGCGATGAGCAATTTTAGTTACAAGGATGCCAAGGGGCAACTTGTTAGAATTCCAGTGCGATATGGTGACATGAACCGTCAAGTTGCTCAAATACTTAAAAAGAACAGCGAAAACACAATTCCCAGTGCACCCTTCATTGCATGCTATATCAAAGATATACAGTTTGATATGCCTAGGCTACAAGATCCCACATTTGTAAGCAAGATGCATGTGCGCGAACGCGAGTTTGATGCTCAAAACTCCACATATTTGTCTACACAAGGTGCTAATTACACTATTGAACGAATTATGCCAAGTCCTTACCAGCTAACATTGCAAGCTGATATCTGGACTACTAACACTGATCAAAAAATGCAACTCTGGGAACAAATTGCGGTGCTGTTTAATCCCAGTTTGGAAATCCAAACTACTGACAACTATGTTGATTGGACTAGCCTAAGTGTCTTAACACTGGACAGTCAAACTTGGAGCAGTCGTGCAATACCACAGGGTGTTGAACAAGATATTGATATTTTGACCATGGTGTTTAAAGCACCTATCTGGATCACCCCTCCAGCAAAAGTTAAAAAACTGGGCATCATTACCAAGATTATTACTGACATCAGTACACTAGCACCGGGCGAAATTGAACGGGATTTTAGTAAGTTTGGAGCAGTCAATGTGTTTGAATCTGGGGATCGTGTCACAGTGACTCCCGGTAATTTTGATTTATTGGTTTTAAATAACGTGGCATCGTTAGTAAAACATAACTCAGTATACAATCAAGGAGCAAACTCTTGGCTTAGATTGCTGGACCTATATCCTGGTAAATTCCGAGCTGGTTTAAGTCAGCTGAGACTACAAAAAGCAGACGGGAATGACATAGTTGCCTACATCAGTATTGATCCGCAAGATGATACCAAAATGAATTTAAATTTTGATGCGGATACTATACCCTCCAATACTGTTATTTCCGGTAGGGGCACAGTTGATGCAATTATAAACCCAGAAACTTTCAACCCAGTAAATAAAACCGCAGGAACTCGATACTTAATTTTGGGCAACATAAATACTTATGCTAACATGCCCGATTATGATGGCCCAAATGCTTGGAAAAATTCCAACAATAGCGACTTTCAAGCACATGTCAATGATATAATAGAATGGTCTGGAACTGAATGGGTAGTAGTTTTTGAAGCTGCTCAAGTTACAGCAACTACATACGTGACTAACTCATTTACTGGCGTTCAGTATAAATGGACGTCTGGAGAGTGGATCAAGAGTTTCGAAGGCATATACGATAAACAATTATGGCGACTGATCCTTTAACAGATGTTGTGTGTAGTGGCGGGTTTTTTCTTGCTCGTGATACCAAAAGGTTTCTACTCTTATTAAGAACACACGAAAAAACTGCTGGTACTTGGGGCATTGTAGGCGGCAAAAAAGAACCCAATGATAGGACGCAACTCGACACACTTACTCGAGAAGTCAAAGAAGAGTTGGGGTTCTTACCAAAAATAGACAAGTTTATACCACTAGAATTGTTTTCCAGTCATGACCGTCACTTTCATTATAATACGTTCGTGATGATAGTTGATAATGAATTTATACCCAATTTAAATTCTGAACACGCCGGTTATGCTTGGTGTAGCTACGATAATTGGCCTAAACCGCTGCATAGGGGCGTAAAAAATAGCCTTAATAACCGCGTTATCAAGGCCAAGTTAGAATTGCTGATAGACTTAATCTAATCCCCAGTCAATTTTGTTCCAGATTCTTTCATGAATCCAGTATAGAAATGAGTTGATTAACAAATGCAGCACGCCAATGCTGGAAGAGACTGCAATCGACCCTGTAATGACATAAGCAATGATTATTGCAGAACATGTGCCCACTATACGCCAAGTGATAGTTTTAACCAAACTTCGTGATTTTGTCTCTCTACTAACTTTTTGTATACTATCTCTGCCCATGATTTAGAATCTTTCTCAGTGACTCGGATGTCATATATGTCTGGGGGTACGAAAATGCGATTCGTATCTTCGTAACGTCCAGTGCGTATGGTGTCAACCCACACTACAAAATCAGCAGCATAGGTATGCCGCATCTCTGGTAATGGGGCTACAAAATCTGCTATGACCCACTGTGTTTTGGCACAGTCAGCTAGGTTTCGCATACGTTGCGCTTGTCTTAAGCGTCCCGATTCGCTAAAATCCCAGTCGTTGTATTCCTGGCGGATTAAATCAGCGTTAAGCCAAGTTACATCATTTAAATAATGTGTATAAAGTTCCTTAGCTAACGTGGTTTTACCAGAACCAGGTAACCCCATTATTAATATACGTTTCATCTTCGGTAAGTGGCAATATATTTCAAGAAGAAGTCAGTTTCTTCCACAGGATCTAAGACATAAAATTCAACAACTTCATCTTCTGTGT